CCCCCCGCTACGGACGGTCCGTCGATCGACTTCTCGAATCCAGACAACAGCATGTACATCTCTGTGATTTAAAGAACGGTCTTTTCATGCTGGATATTCGTCCATCGCTTAGAGCGTATCTTTTGGCAGACCTTGCAATTGCTGCCGCAGTCATCGATCGGGTCTATACGATCAAGATCCCTCAGGGCGTTAGCGCAACGTGCATCGTTTACACGCGGATATCCGGTGGTGGCGACTATCATCTTCAAGGCCTGTCGGGGTTCGCAAGGCATCGCTACCAAATTGATACCTGGGCTCCTACGGCTAATGGAGCGGCATCACTTGCAGATCTCATACGGGATCGGATTGACGGATTCCGCGGCGTGATGGGTGACGTGACTGTGCACGGAATCTTCTTTCAAGATCAGAGAGAGGATTACGACGACGAAGCCAGGCTTCATCGGACCGGACGGGACTACTTCATTGATTTTGCAGAACTCTGATGGCCAAACAGACCTTCAAGATTGAGGGGTTGCAAGAATTAGATGAGGCTCTATCAGATTTGTCCAAAGCTACGGCTCGCAACATTCTACTTCGGACACTAAAAGAGCAGGGCGAAATAATAAGGGCTGATGGCGAGCGAAACGCTCCTAAGTTAAAGGGCGGCCTAAAGGCATCCTATACCGTCGGCACCAAGCTTTCACGCCGGCAGAAGAGTCAAAACAGAAAAGAAAGCGCAGTCGAAGTTTATATCGGACCGGGGCCAGCAGCGAAGGGCGTTCAGACTGAGTTCGGTAACGCGCACCAGGCCGCACATCCGCACCTTAGGCCCGCATTTGATGGCAACGTCCATCGCGTTCTGGCTGGTATCAGAGACACTTTGGCAGAGCAGATCGAAAAGGCGCGACAACGCGCAGCTCGCAAGGCGGCCCGCATCCTTGCAAAGATGAACAAGTAAACCGCCGCCCTGCGGTAATTCATAACCCCTCTGCGCTTCAGGGCAAGCGCGTCATCCCAAGTATATACGGAGAACACGATGGCAGCTTCTGAAGCCGCTCTTGGCTATGGCAGCAAGTTCAAGATCAGCGATAACGCATCACCAGGCGTGTTCACTGAGATCGCTGAAATCTTCAACATTACACCGCCAAGCTTTGAGGCGGATGATGTTGACGTGACTCACAACCAGAGCCCAAATCGAACCCGCGAAGTTATCGCTGGGTTGAAGAGTCCGGGTGACTGCTCGTTCGAAATGAACTTCATTCCGGGTTCGTCGTCGGATATTTTGATCCGCGCGCTTCTCGGGACTGGTGAGCAGCGCTGGTGCCAGATTGAATTCCCTAACGCCGAGACATGGTCATTCCTTGCGGCGGTCAAGGGATACGAAGTCGAGATGCCAACCGATGACAAAATGACCGCGACAGTATCCATGCAGGTCAGCGGCACCGTCACAGCGTCTGACTAATGAGTGACGCTCTTCTTGGGTATGGCACTCTGTTTCAAACCAGTGATGGGGGCTCTCCTCCGATCTGGTCGACCGTGGCAGAGGTAACCGATATCACGCCACCGAATCCGTCGCGAGATATCGTCGACCTCTCTCACGAGAGTGCACCCAACGAATGGCGAGAAAGTATGCCAGGGATGAAAACCCCTGGAGAAATGACCATCGAGTTCAACTTCGTTCCAGGCGGAGATGACTACAACGATTTGATGCTGGAGTTGGACGATCAGACCATCCGACAGCGCAGGATTGTGTTTCCAAACGGGGCCATACTTGGGTTCTCGGCTTTCCTGGCAAGTCTAGAGTCGACGGCGCCGCTCGAAGAGCAAATGAAGGCAACTGCCAAGTTTCAGTTGTCAGGTCAGATAGATCCAATTTCATAACAAACAAAGCAGGAGATAATCTTGGCGAACAAGAATAAAGGTGAGGTATCATTCGAAGCGAACGAAAGGAGCTATACTATGCGGTTCTCCGCAAATGCTCTTTGCGAGCTCGAAGACGTCTTGAACATGGGTGTCAATGACGTAGCGGAGCAGATGTCCAAACCGAAGAACCTAAGGATCAAAACGGTCCGGGGAATATTCTGGGCCGGACTCCGCGATCATCATCCAGAAATTACAATCCAGAAGGCCGGCGATATCATCCAGGATATTTCGCTTCCGAGGTGCCTCGAATTGATCGGAAAGGCGTTCAACCTGGCTTTCCAGGACTCGACCAAGGTCCGCCCTCAGCAGCCGGGATCAGTAGTCCCGGCGACGACAGACGCGATCGATGGGACTGGGCTGCACTCCTAAGGCAGTGGGAGGAGTTCGAACTTCCTCCATCTCAATTCTGGTCAAGCACTCCCCGCCAAATAACAGCCTCGTTCGAGGCGCGCCAAGCAGTCATGATCCGACAGCACAATGACCGGGCATGGCTGGCCTGGCATGCCGGCATTCTTTCCAAGAACCTTAAAAGAACACCCACTCTGGATTCCCTCAAAATAAAGGTGCCCACGAGGCATCGACAGACTTGGGAACAACAACTGGCTGTTGCGCGGATGTGGTCTGCGCGAAACCACGGCAAGATGAGCAAGGCAAACTAGCATGGCAGGTAACGCCACGATTGGCGCGCTCCGGGTAGTTCTCGGAGCTGACACCGCAGCGCTCGAAAAGGGACTTAAGGACGCCCAAGGCGGCCTTTCGTCGTTTGGAAATGCCGTTCAAATCGGTATGGCTGCAGCAGCTGCGGCTGTTGCTGCTGCGGCGGCCTCTATCGTAGGGTCCATTACAACCGCGATAGATACTGCCGATAAGCTCAACAAGATGTCTCAGTCCACCGGTGTGGCGGTGGAGGAGTTATCAAAGCTTAAGTACGCAGCGGACCTGTCTGATGTAAGCCTTGAGTCGCTCGGCAAGTCGCTCGGCAAGCTTTCAAAGGCCCTTGTCTCTGCTGCAAGTGATGGAGCAAGCCAGGCTGGCCGCGCCTTCGCGGCTATGGGGGTTGAGGTTAAGAATGCCTCCGACGGATCGATCCGTCCGGCCTCTGACGTGCTTGCAGACATTGCTGGGAAATTCGCTGGCTATAAGGACGGCGCCGAAAAGACCTCGCTAGCAATCGCCTTGTTTGGCAAGGCCGGCGCAGCGATGATCCCGCTCCTTAATCAGGGTAAGGATGGGCTCAAGGAGGCCGGCGCAGAGGCAGAGAAGTTTGGGCTTGTGCTCGACAAGCAAACCACACTCGCGGCCGAAGCGTTTAACGACAACCTGAAGAAACTGGATCTTGTAAAGCAGGGTCTGTACCTGACAATTTCAGCTAAGTTGCTCCCGACACTGGAGCAGCTTTCTGCGCAGTTTTTGGAGACAAAGAAGAACTCGGATTTTACAGCAACAGCCGCTGATCTGGTTACAACTGCGATCCGTGTTTTGGGTAGGGAAGTGGCTCTTGCGGCTGTGGCGTTCCACAATGCTGCAAGTGAGTTTGTGGGACTGAAGAACCTTCTTAGCGAAACTGCCAATAGCACGGACTTTGGTGCGGCAGCCTGGGCTAAATATTCGGCGATCTTGGAGAATAACGAGAAGAAGCTATCTGACGTCAAGGCGACTTTCGGAACGCTGGCCGCGAACCTGGATTCGAGCAGTTTCGTTTCCAGGTTCTCGGAAATGTCAAACGCCATATCGGCCACCACAAAAGAAACCAAGAGACTTCAGGAGGAGTCGAAAAAGACAAGCGCTCCGATCGTTGGTGAAATGGAGACGGCGAAGAACGCCGTACTTTCATTCCTTGATGCTCAAACGAAACGCATCGCAGGTCAGACTGCAGAAGCTGCTACGGTTGGAAAGAGCGTTGGGGAGCAGGCAAAGCTTCGTGTTGAGTATGAAGCGCAGGCTATTGCAGCAGCAAAGAACATTCCTCTAACAGAGACATTGCGGGCAAAGATTTCTGCAGTCGGAGACGCTGCGGCTCTTGCTGCTCAGAAACTACAGGGAGCGCAGCTGATCGAGCAGACGGCCATGCCGTGGGATCAGCGTGCGCAGCAGGTTCAGCAGTATACAGCAGCGATGACCGCTGCTGGCGCTAGTGCAGATCAGCTAGCGATCATGACAGCAAAAATTCAGTTTCCCGCATTCTCTGCGGCATCTGTTGCAGCTTCTGATTTCGGAATGCAGATCGATAACCTGGCAACCGGCGCCGTCAATTCGCTCTCTTCAAACCTCGCTGCGCTGATAACGGGCACAAAAACTGCAGCGGAAGCGTTCAAGGCGTTCGCCGTTCAAATCATCGCAGATATTGCGGCTATGATCATCAAGATGCTGATCTTCAAAGCCATTCGAACGGCGGTCTTCGGGTTCTCTGACGGCGGAATGGTGGGCGGTACCGGTTTCAGCTTGACAGGTACGGGTGGACTTTTCGCGGATGGAGGTTTCGTCAGCGGTAGCGGGTCAGCAACTTCTGACAGTATTCCAGCCATGCTTTCTAATGGAGAATTCGTAATAAACGCAGACGCAACGAAGAAGTGGGGTCCTTTGTTGGCTGCGATCAATTCTGGAAAAGTCCCGTCTTTTGCAGATGGAGGCGAGGTCGGAACATCAATGGTTGGTCAAGCTAAATCTAGTCCAACCATCGTTAACGTGGCCGTTCCCATAGCGACAACGGCTGACGCTCTTCGGTCGCTCATCGACGGTCTTAATGGAATGTTCCGCGACGGCTACAAGTTGAACGTGGTCCCTGCCTGATGTCGCTC